TAGGCAAGCGGGTAAAACCGAGGGAAAGCGAGGAAAACCCTGGAGCAGCTAAACTCCAGGGTTTTCTTTGTCTCTAACCGCATAAAGTCGTTACAGCTTCTTAGAACGCAAGAGAGCAGTAGTCTGCTGCTGCAATCCCAGTGCGTCTTTTGTGGCTGCCCAAGCAACGAGAAGAAGTGGACCCAATGCGACTACTTGGTGAGTGGCCTTCGTGGCAATAATCACCGTGAGTAGAGCACAGATGTGGACTACTACAACAGTAGATAGACCTGACAGAGCCTTCTTTGGGTAAACATACTCTGCGAACAGTTTGACTGCCGGAACGAGTAGAACCTTCAAAAAGACGCCGAGTCCAGCGACTGTAAGAAGAACCTGCGCATTCGGATCAGCCAAGAACTTTATGAATTCTTCCCACCATTCCACTGATGATCACCTCCTCTCAGAGTTTCTCAGCGACATAGACAACAAGCAGATCGAGAACTGCATCAAGCAGCAAAGCGATCTGCTTCTGAGCCTCTTCACCCTGCTCCTCCAATTGAGCGAGGAACGGGGCCAGCTCAGCATACTTTGGGTCAGATTCCAGCTTGTGGAAGAACCCGTCGAGGTCTAACTTTGCCTCGATGTCCTCAGGAGTGATGTCATCTGCGATCTGTCCGAGCTTCGCTACGATGACAGGCTTGACAATAGCCAGAAGAAATTTGTTGAGTGAAGACATTTTATTCACCTTGCTTTCTTTCGAGTTCTCTGACTCGAAGCTCTAATTTCTCATTCTCATTTTTGAGTGATGTATTCTGCTTGATTAGTCTTGCTATCTCCTCATTCTGTGCCTCATTCCTTCCTCGGAGTCTAGTGACTTCCTCCTCAAGATTCATCTTATCTGTTCGGAGTTTGTCTACATCATCTCTTAGGTCAGACACTTCCTGCCGGAGTTCTTTTATTGTATCTTGAAGCTCGATACGGAAAGCCGCAGTAGCAGTGTTGAACTCTTTTGTCCAGTCTAGTTCCAGTTTCTTATCAGCGACATCAGCGCCCTTTGCTACTTTGTAGCGATTGATAACAAAGTTCAACACTTGTGAAAGTATTGTTCCTGCTACTCCTCCCAAAGCTATAAGTTCAGCGCTGTTCATATTGTCTCCAATGAAGAATCTAGTCTATTATACTAGCAAAACAGATGCCCAGCATCTCTAAGTTCCGCGAGGAAGTATCTGTCCAGCTGCTGGTCTTGCACTACCTCCACCACCTCCTGTAACTCTAACTCCTGTGTTTATTATCCTTACAACTTTCACATATTCAGTATGATCTGCTTCAGCAAGCATAACAGTCCTAGTGAATTTTGGTAACTTTGCTGCAGCATCTGCTCCATCACATTTATATGCCATCATTCACACCTAACCATAACATTAGCAGTAGAGTTTGTATTAACATAGAATGATGCTGTACAGAGAACATAAACATGGTTAGCCCCATATATGTTCACAGTCATGAATGCCCCTGCTGCAGAAAGCTCACCACTATTAAAAACAAGACCTCCAAGATCAGGATTTCCTGAGTAGCCTTGATGTGGATATACAGGAAATAATCCTAGATTCTCATTATATGTAGTAGGTGTTGTAGCAGGTATTGCACAGCCCCAACGGATTGGGGTTGCTGGGAATGCTGCAGCGCTAGCAGGGAGTGTCTGTGCGTAAGACTGCAAGGATGCTCTTGAGTTTGTGTGATTCATTGAGCAGATATTTACACCTAACGCATTTGGATCACCATCAGCATCTTTGAACCTTTCTATCCAGAAAATACATTGATATCCAGTCAATGTTATCCAGAGACCAAGATTTAATCGTCCTCCATCACTGCTTATAAATGACTGATACGCAGTTGTATTTCCTGATCCTGAAGCACAATAGAATATCGATGAAACATCTCCTGTCAAAGTTCCAGCACCATCTGATGTGTGAGCAACAGTTATTCTTAAACAAGGATAACCTGATCCACCACCAGAGGAACCATATTCTATTTTGATCAGTATTGGATTTGTGGCCTGAAGAGCATCTGTGAATTGTCTTATCTCATAGCCCTGATATGTATTTCCTGCTGCTGGAGTTGCAACTGTAGTCCAATCTATTTGTCCAGTATCAGCAGTCTTTGTAACTCCAAGAGCTTCTAATGCATCTGAAATCCCTTTTCCCCAAAGGCGGAAATAAGCATCAGAGCTATTTGATGGAGCAGTATTTATAACTTGATAAGACATTTACTCATACCTCACAGCTAGACTCTTAGCAGAAGTGTTTCCATTTATTGTTCCTATTGCACCAGCAACAGTTATATATGTATGACTAGAACCAAGAATTGTAAGGGAGATACTTGTTGCTGCAGCAATATCAGCAGTGAAATACACACAGGCACCAAGATCAGGATTATCTGCATAACCAATTAGAGGAAAGATAGGGAATAGACCAATATCGCTTCCATTTACTGCTGTGCCAGAATAAGGGACTAGACAGCATATCCCTGGTGTTGCAACAGTTAAAGGATTTCCAAGTCCCTTCTTAGCAAAATATTGCTGGTAGTTCGAGTTTGCTACAGTTCCAACAATATTTACACCATCAGAAGTGTTTGCACCAGCAGATGATTTCGTTCTCTCAATATAAAGAGAAAGAAGATATGTTGCATGAGAGAACATAGCAAATCCAATTCTATCTGATGCTCCGCTAACATAGCAATCATATGCTGTTGTAGAAGTATTAGAGCACTTTATAGCAAAAGTTGCACTTACATCTCCTACGAGGGTTCCTGCTCCATCTGAGACTCTTCCAACAGTAACATTAATTGCAACATTATTTGTTGCTGAACCAGATCCATATTCTATTTTAACAATAACAGGATTAGTTGCCTGAAGAGCATCTGAAAACTCCCTTATTTCATATCCCATTATTGTTGAGGCTGCCCCTGGAGCAAGAACTGTTGTCCAATCAATCTGGCCTGTATCAGCTGTCTTAGTAAATCCAACAGCTGTCATAGCATCTGATAACTTCTTTCCCCAGTCTCGGAAATAAGCATTAGAGCTGTTTGATGGAGATGTGCTGAAAGTCTGAGTTGCCATCATTCATACCTCACAGCAATATAAAGAGTTCCAGCATTTCCATTTGTTGTTCCTGATGTACATCCTGTTATTATATACTCGTGTGCTACGCCAAAGATTGTTACAGACATAACAGAACCAATAGAACTTATTGTTCCATATGCATATATAAGCGCAGCAAGGTTCGGGTTTGCAACATACCCAATATGTGAATACACAGGAAAAACACCAAGATTACCAACATAAGAAAACTCTATACCACTATATGGAACTAAGCAAGGAACACCTGCTGCTGGTGTTAATGGAAATTGAAGCCCAGATTTTGGGAAGAATACTTGATATGTAGAGGTTCCAGTTATGTATCCAATATCAACACCAGTATCAGTATTTGCACCAGTATCATCTTTTACTCTTTCTATCCAAAAGACAAGATTATATGATGAAGTGCTCATAAAAAGAGCTACTTCAATTCTATCAGTATTGCCACTAACAACACATGGCATCAGACTTGTCCCTTGAGAATCTTTCTTTACGATAAATGGTCCAGCGGTTACTCCTACAAGATTTCCTGCTCCATCAGATGCCCTTCCAACTGTCAATCTAATAGCACAATAAGAAGTGCTATTCCCACATCCGTATTCTAGCTTAACAATTATTGGGTTTGTAGCCTGAAGGTCGTCTGAAAACTCCCTTATCTCATATCCTGAATATGTGCTAACACTAGCAGGTTTTGCTACTGTTGTCCAATCAATCTGGCCTGTATCAGCTGTCTTAGTAAATCCAACAGCTGTCATAGCATCTGAAGCTCCTTTGCCCCAAAGACGGAAATCAGCATCAGCAGTATTTATAGGTGTTGCAAAGAATGTCTGTTTTGCCATGACTACGCCTCTACCTGAATATATGTCGCTGTTACAACAACAGTTCCAGTGTTAGAATCAAGATTCTTCACAGTAGCATACACATCATTCGGAACTCCTGCATCAAGACTGAAGACTAGGGCAGCTGGATTAAGATCAAGAGTCAAATTACTTGCTTCTGTTATAACCTCAAGGAGAACTCCGTGCTCTCCAGTTGGGTCTACAGTCTGCGCTCTAGCAGCATCAGCAGTTTGATGGGCTTGTGTAGAATAGAATCGAACCCAAGCTGCTCTGCTTGTTTGTAACTTTATTACAGAAGATGCTTTACCAAGAGCTATTGTTTTTGCTGAGTCTGTTGCCAGAGGAGCAAGAGAGTCTGTCGTAAGAACAGCAGTTGTTCGAGATTGCAGACCCGAAGGTGCTCCATCTATCCACTTCCCTGTAGCATTATCATAAACAAGAGAAGACCCGTCAGCTGGAGATGTTATGTTTACATCAGATAACCCGGTGAGAGGTATCTTTGGCCCATCACCTGCTGTTCCATCATGACTATGACCAGTTGAAGGATCAAATGGTAAATCTTCAATCTGAGTTTTACGAATTTGAGTTTCTGTCATTATGAACCAACCCAGCTAGTGGTGTATTCCACTATAAATCTATCATTTGCTATTCCAGCAACTAGGACTGAAGACCCAGAAATTGTAAAGTCATAACTCGCCCCTTCAAAGAGTCGAATACCATTCTTCCATACCTTAGCATCAACTATCGGGTGTGGGATGTTTATTTGGGTTATTATCCCAATAGGTATGTATTGAACAGTATACCAAGGTCTGAGAGAAGTTATTTGACTTTCAACAGAAGTAACTCTCGGTATTAAGAGGAGCATAAAATCATCAAGATTATCAGATCTTTCTGCTCCAGTGGTAAACTCTGTATCTTGAGTTGGAGGATCAGTGCTGTAATCCACACCAATCTCAGAGTCCCCTGTTGTTACAGGATTAGCTTCAGGAGAGAGGTCAGGGTTGTCCGCAAGCTGTGTGATAACAATTTGACTCTTAGCTAGATTAGAAACTTCTTCTCTGACACTTAGAAGACCAGAGGCAATTAGTTTCTTCTCCATCTGAGTATCTATTGAATCGTGTAAAGTCTGTCTAGGGCGACCAATTATTCTCATTTATCTAGCACCCATTTCAGCTCCCAGTAAGTCCCCTGTATGGGACCAATCGGGCATTAACCTCTCCGCCACGCTTATGACTAATCTCCTCTATAACATAAAGTAAGCCATTCACTTTATCAGTAGAGAGAATAGAGTTCTTGTATCTAACAGTATGTCCTATTTGAGCATATGGGTTTATATCCCCAACAGCAAGAGGATCATATAGTCGGTAGACCTCCCGAAGAACATTTAGAGCATAACCTTGAGCTACATCAAGGTTAGTTAGATATTCATTCTTGTCAGAGATATTCAGTGCTCTTAGTCTATATTTATCCATTAGAGCCTTGTCAGCAGCTGTATTAAACGGTGGGGTAGTCCCAAGAGTAGCACTAGCATAGACAGGCTCAGTAGCAGCTATCCCCTCTGCTATTATGTTATAGACTATACAAGCAACAGAATAAGAATAAGCAGCAGTGTGACTCCATCTCTTTCTCTCGTTGATAGGGGCAGGGACATCAAGGTGGAATCGAATATATTTCACATCAGGAAGATTCGGATCAGCATCCTGTGTAAAGTCGAAACTCTTTATATCCCTCATATCATTTGTCCCAGAAACCTTGCTTAGTGCATTAACCCATGGAGACCCTGGAGCTTCAGCACGGACTGATATGCTATATGTGCATGGATATATTCCATGACCAGAAACTCTTGCTGATAATCTATATAACTTGATTTCTTGTGGTAAAGTTATAAAGAAAAGATCACGATCTGTCAATGCGGGTGTATTACCATCACCAGGCATTGGTTTTGTTCTAGTGTCACCACTAGGTCTTCCTTTTCCACTTCCAAAGTGCCAAAATCCGCAAGAAGTTAAACTCTGATCTATTGCAAAATCAGGGTCATAAATACCACCACAATTAGCAATCATATCATCCTGATCATATGTGTATCCATTACCAGGATCATAATCATAATCAACATTCAAGTCTGCTTCAGGACTTGATGGATTAACATAACCTGAAGAGCAAAGAACTGCGCCATTCATCGACTTTGCCCAGTCAATCAAAGAATCCCTATCAGTATTTTCTGATAACCGAACATTAACCTGAGTGTATATCTGAGAGTCGTCCCTCTCACGAGAAACACTAAAGTCATTTATTATCTCATAAGCAGCAGTTGCTTGCTGTGTGATATAGGCTGTATCTACATCACCGTGCTCATTTATCTGTAAATAGTAGTTCGGAGGAGCAAACTTTCCGAGCCACTCATCTATAACCTCAAGATGGTTTTTATTATCCCATATCCTTACAATATTGGTGTCGTTGTCTGAGGGCAAGACAACAAGTTCTTTACCAGCAAATCTATGGAGTTCTATAGCAGAGGTAGGAGCGACTACACACCGTGCTCTCATCCAGAATCCAGCAGGGTCAGTGGACACAGGAACATTAGCATCAAGGCTGTGTAGGTCTACAGCGACCCAAGTCTGTAAATCTGCTTCATCAAAAGCGACTATTCCACTTGACTCGAAGGTTGCAGCAGCATCATCTTGATCATAAGCCCACCTACTATCCTGCCAACACCTTCTAAGCCAACTATCAAGATACGCTTCCTTATCTGCCCAAGTAGTAAAATCATATGCCTCGGAAGGGACTGGATTAACAGCTACCCAAGCAGAGCCATTATATACCTCCCAGACAATTGTTCCACCTACACCAACAGTTCTAAGATTCATGAATAAGTGTGTGAACCTGTGATTAAGATTGGAGAGCATGAAATATAGCATCTCTCCTGGTGCTACCATAGCAACCATATCAGCATCATAACTCTTAGGAGTATCAGACTCTTGCTGAACTTTAGGGTCTCCAGTAGTTCCTGTTATATCTACATATTCCATTGGGCCGCCATACGTCCGGCCTGTGTAGATATAGTTATAGACTCTATCAAAGACAAAATCTGTTAGAACAGGAAGACAGTTCTTGATATAGTTTACAGCAGAAGAATCAACATGCTGATATCCTGCATCTTGTAGAACATCATTTATAACTTGGTGTAGAGCGTTACAATCCTCCGAGTCATCAACTGGAGTCTTCCATCTTGTGTAGGTCAAGTATATGTGAGCAGGAGAACCAAATCCGCCCTCAGCAACTGAAGTGTTATATGCCTGGGTGCTCATATAAACTGCGCCTTCTCCATAGACAGCAAACAAGACACCATCTTTCAGAGTAAAAGCAGATTTATTATTTTCAGAATCATAGGTATAGATACCAGGAGGGATATTTTGGTTCCAGTTATAGGAATACTCCCCACTAGCTAGAAGATGTTTGTATATTCTAAAATCTCCTGTAGATTCTACAAGAGTAAGTTCACACTCTGCTACCTCTATTAGACCTGCTTCCCATTTACCTGAGCACGCAGTTAGAAGTCCATATTTTGCGCAATTCCGAGCGGTTATTCGCATAGATGGGATTGAAGATTCTACATCTTCAGGATCAGAGTCAATAACAAAAGTTCCCTTTTTGATAAAGCAGTTCTGAGTAGTTACTCCACTTACTCGCTCATATATGACTATGACATCCATCGGGTTCCAGTAGTTGGTATACAAACCAGACTCGTTGTCTATCACATCAAGAGTCAAAGTATCTGCCATATCTGACCGACTTTGCTCTATGGCATATTCAACTACAAGATCGGTAACATCAACATAGTTTTTGAGTCTAGGTATTCCAGTAGCAAGAGTATAAGGAGGAACCTGCTCACTAGCTGCCAGAGTATAATCTGCCTTGAATACTCTGAACTCTGAGGCCAACGGGTTCTCAGTTAATGGTTGAGTCAACTTCACATAGTTATCTGTTGTCTGCATTATCAACTGAGGGTTTCGTCGATTGTCCTCATCAGTATCATTACATCTTGTCGATCTAAGCTGCTGCTCAGTATCAAGTTCAGTTGCTACAAACATGAAACCATAATAAGGTCTTATCCCTGCTATAGCTTCCTTTACAGCAAGGCGCAGCTCACTGATTGTCCTTCCAACATCTTTTACCCAGCCTGCCCCATCAATTGTAAACTCCAATAGAGGATCAACATCTTTGTCTCCACCAGGAGTTGTCCAAGCTATACCAGTTTTCCTATTATTCCAGGTTACTTGATCTTGGTCCCAATCTGAAGTTATCCAATATACTGCTATGTTTACATCAGTGTCAGCAAGAAGAGAATGGAACTCGAACCAAACATCATCAAGGTCCCACTTAGCATCATACTTATCAAGAGGGAACATGATGAGGCTTCTCTTCTCTGCTGTGCCAGCAGCATCAAGACTGATATTTAGAACCTCTGGATCAGAAACTCCATAAGCCGTTGTTGGAGCGGAGTTAGATATATAGGCACTTTCTAGTCTTGGATACGGCTGCGTAAACATAGTTGCAAACCTCTCATTTTCCAGATCATGACCAACAAAGTCAAAGATTGGACTCTCTATCTGTATTTCAGTGTGTATATCAAGAATATACCTGATATACTTGACTTTGTCTTCATAGTCATAAACTGTTCCATATGAAAAATCAGACCAAACATCAGAGTCCTCAAGTTGAAGCTCTACATGTATCTGATAAGTGCTACCCGCTTGATATGACTCAAGGACTATCTCTCGAAAGAGCAAATCCCATTCACTAACATCCCAAGGTATCTTTACTGGCCTAGATATAAATTGGCAATCCTGTTCAGTCACAGGTATTGGAAGTTGAGGTAGAGTAAAAGTTCCCCACTCTGTATTCCCAACTTCTCCAATGTTAGCCCATAAGTTGCTCTGTGGAACAGCCATTATACCCTCGAAAGAGTCACACGAAGAGTTATCTCAAGTTGTTTTGTATCATCCTTTACCATAGCAGCATCAAAGGTGTGACGAGATTTGAGAATTGAACCATTAGAAGATATGTCCCCAACTATCTCACCAATACTACCATTACCTTGATAACTAAGCCAAGTTACCACTCCTTCTCGATAAAAACCACCAGAAGGGCCATCATGAGCAGAAGCCCAAACCATAGCTTGGACTAACCCAAGATTAGTTCCCAAGTAAGTTGTCTGAGTTATTGCAGGATCAGTATTATTTGTTGCTGCATACCATCCTGAAGACGCTCCCCACCAACTATGACTTGATGATCCACAAGCTGCTGCTGCCAAACCATTATTTAGAATAATTCCCTTGACTGTTCTCCCATCAAGAGTAACTGAATATGGCGTTTCAGAAGCTCTCTGAATTGTTGTCTTACACTTTACAGTAAGAATATCAGAAGTTGTCTTTGTTACAGTTATAGGATTTCCACCACCATCACGGAAAAGATTCCTGCTCCAAAGAATCCCTGAAGATGAAGACTCACAAAGAGCAACTTCTTTTAAGTCTCCATTACCCTCTGATGTCCCCCACTGAGAGGCAACAATAAAGTATGGTGCTGCAGCAACAGAAGCAGAATATGAACAGAGAGAAATGTTGTAAATCTTCCTCGACACCTCTGTAACAAGTTGTGTATCAGTTGTTGCAGGTTCTGTCGCTCCTGTTCCGATGGCAATATACCGGAACAATCCAGGAACATACTGTGTCCCATTAACATACATGAAATACTCTGTTGCAGTAAGCCTTCTATTCAAACCAGCATCAAGAATAGTGTTCTTGTGCCAAGGCAGATGCAGTTTTACCCTTCCAGTTTTAGCATCTGTAAGAGTAACTTCCCACTCTGTCTTAAATCCTACACCAAAGTCCACACAATATCCGTGATTTGGAGTGTAAAGTCCGCTCTTTCGTCTGGTGAATCCACATTGTTGTTTGAAGTCCACGCTATCACCGTTAGCCTTTCATCACAAGTAACATTATTCTCATCAACCTCATAGACTGTTCCACCAGCCCAGGTTATTGAAGATACTTCTGTCAATAAAAATAGTTGATCTACAGTTGCATACTCTTGGACCCAGATCCAGTTTATCATATTGAGATACAATTCTAAAGTTGCTGTTTCTTCTGTCTCATAGGTAACAATTATTATCCAAGATATAGAAGACACAGCAACATCAAACTCTGATATTTCTGATGTCTGGATAGTCCTTGGCCAGTTGCTGCTCCGAACATAATAAAGTGTGTGGCGCCCAATCTCTCGTTTTGAAATACACAGAATTATTGATGATACTTCCCAATCATTTGTTCTATTGATTATAAAGACATCATCAATATACAAATCTCCTACTAGCCCTGTTACTGATATAACATTCTCTGTGTCCCATACTGTAGTATATGGTGGAGCGCTTCTTGCTCTCCAGCACAGAGTCCCATCAGACTTTTTATAGAATATGAGAAGATCATTATCTAAGTCTGAGAGTGTAACGGGGCATCTCCCATCAGTAATCTTCTGTATATATGGAGTAACAACTGCACCAATAAGTCTCTCATCATAAACCCAGACTTCAGAGGACAATTCTGTAGGCCAATACTCATAGCCAATACAGATATTTCCCTGATCATCAATAGATATGAATGGGTTCCGTATTTTACCAGTCTGATTAGAAGGGACTATTGCAACATCCCAGGTAGACTCCCAATCTGAATCATCAGCAAGAGCAAGCCCTGCCTTTAATA